CAGCAGATGCAACAACAACAGTCACATACCCAACAGCTTCAGAGTTGCTAGGTATTGTCGCTCGCGGTTCAGCTTCTGTTTATGGCGCAACAGCAGGACTTCCTAACCCATTCGCTCGCAACATGGTTGTATCAACAGGACAATGGTCAAACATCATGTCTCTTAACGATGCAGGTCGTCCAATCTACACAGCATCACAGCCAATGAACGCAGGCGGTGTAGTAACACCAACATCACTAACAGGAAATGTCGCAGGATTAAACCTCTATGTTGATCCAACAAACGCAGGCGATGGCGATGGAACAATCCTTGTTGTGAATCCAGATGCATACACATGGTACGAGTCACCAACATACCGCCTACGCGCTGAATCAACAGCAGCAGGACAGGTAACAATCGGCTACTACGGCTTTGGAGCAATCGCTACTAAGGTCGGCGCAGGCGCATTCAAGAATAACAAGGCGTAAGCCACACTAAGTCGCTCTGAGGGGTAGTAGCCCTCTACCCCTCAGAGTCTTTAGAAAGGACAAGGAATGGCACTTACAACAGTCGCAGAACTCCGCAGCACTCTCGGAGTCGGTACTTTGTATCCAGATGCCACCTTGCAAGAAGTGTGTGACGCTACAGATGCAGTCCTACTTCCAATGCTATGGGCAGATGTTAATTTTAATGTTGCACACAGCAACACGACCACAGTAGGCACTCTTTATTTTGATATACCTGTTAAAGATATTTATTATGTCGGTGAAACAGTAGTTGTAACTAATAACAAAGCTCACCTAAACGGATCTAAGACAATTACAGAAGTTGGCGATTATTCAATTTCTTACGCAATAACAGGAACACCAGCGGCTGAGCCACGCCATAATGTTAATCCGTATGGAACAGTTACAACAAGTGCATCAACCGATTGGACTGCTGATATGGCAATCCAGCAAGCCGCTTTAATGATATCTGTAGAAATCTGGCAAGCACGCACTGCTACCCTTTCAGGCAGTAACCTTGTCGATTTCCAGCCAAGCCCTTATCGGATGTCAGCTCAGCTGCTCGCTAAGGTGCGAGGATTGATAGCACACGCACTAGACCCACGCTCAATGGTCGGATAATGCCTCCAGTTGCCATTACTACACTCAGAACCACTTTAGCGACTGCCTTAGTCAATAACGCTAAGTGGCAGACCTTTGCATTCCCGCCAGCTACAGTTCTGGCTAACTCAGTTATTGTGTCACCCGATGATCCATACTTGACACCTAATAATAATTCTCAGATTTCTATTAGCCCTATGGCTAACTTTAAGATTGTAATGACAGTGCCACTTTTTGATAATGAGGGCAACCTTAACGGCATAGAGGACACAGTAGTGAGTGTGTTCGCACTCCTTGCTGCATCTTCTCTGGTCTATAATGTAAGCGCAATCAGCGCACCTAGCGTTCTCAATGCTGCAAGTGGAGACTTGCTAAGCTGCGAGATGTCCGTATCAATCCTAACGAGTTGGAGTTAAGCATGTCCGATTACGATAAAGAGTTGGAAGCCTTCTTGATTAAAATCGGTCAGGCAGCACCAACAGCAGCACCAACACCAAAGCCAGCAACCAAGAAAGATGAGGAATAAGCCGTGGCAGTATTCTTAAACAACGGAGTAGTTCTTACTGTTAATGCGGTGGATCTCTCTGACCATGTAACATCAGTAACAATCAATCGTTCTTTTGATGAACTAGAAGTAACAGCGATGGGTGACTCAGGTCACAAGTTCGTTAAGGGTCTAGAAGCATCATCTATTACAATCGATTTCCTTAATGACACAGCTACAAGCGAAGTCCTACAGACTTTGCAAGCTGCATGGGGAACATCAACAACAGTCACAGTAAAGCAGACATCAGGTGCAACATCTGCAACTAATCCGCTTTACACAATGACTTGCTTGATTAACAACACTACAGACATCAACGGCTCAGTAGCAGACCTAAGCACACAATCTGTGACATGGAATGTTAATGGCACAATCACTGTAGCATCAGCGTAATTAACTAACAAAGGGGCTAACCAATGGCAAGACTAAAGATAGTTCGTACGGATGGAAGCGTACTTGAAGGCGAGATAACACCCGCCGTTGAATACAGCTTTGAATCTTATGCAAAAAAGGGCTTCCACAAAGCGTTTCGCGATGAGGAAAAGCAATCGGATGTCTATTGGCTTGCATGGGAAGTCACACGCAGATCAGGTGAATCTGTTAAGCCTTTCGGGATTGAGTTTATCGAAACACTTAAGAGTGTTGAGGTTCTAGACTCAGACCCTTTGTCTTAAAGCGCGACCTTCCATTCACTTACCTAATTGCTAGGCTAAGCATTAGGTTGGGGCTCGCGCCACAAGAATTATTAGAGTTAGACCCAATAATGCTAGAAGCCTTGTTGCAGGGTCTTAAAGATGAAACAAAGGAGATGAACGATGCCAACAGAAGTAGTAGGCGCGGTCGCTCTTAAGAAAGCATTGAATAAATACGCTCCAGACCTTGCTAAAGAACTGACAAAGGAATTGGGTGCAGTTCTCAAGCCTGTTGTTAATGAAGCTCGCTCTTATGTGCCACTTGTTTCACCCATGAGCGGCTGGAGCGAAATTGCTAGTCCTCGCGGTAAGTTTCCTAAATACAACGCTTTAGAAATCCGCAAGGGCATTATCTATAAAACAACACCATCAAAACCTAACCGCGCTGGCTTTGTTAATAACATTCGCATTCAGAATAAATCTATGATTGGCGCAATCTATGAGACTGCTGGTCGTAAGAATGGTCAAGGTCAAGATTGGGTAGGCCCTCGTGCAGGTGGAGCATCTAAGGGTAAATCACGATCTAATAATCCTTATGCTGGCAATCAGTTTATTTCTAATCTTGGTCAGCTTTATGGGCCAGCTCGTAGAGGTGACCATCGCATGATGGGTCGCTTAATCTTTAGAGCTTGGGCAAACACTCAGGGTAGGGCTAATGCTTCCGTATTTAAGGCTATTGAAAAAACAACAACAAAGTTTAACCGCCGCACAGCGATGGTAGATATTAGGAGAGCAGCATGAGCAATGTAGCCATTAATATTGCCGCTGAGTTTATAGGCAAAAAGGCATTTAAGGCAGCAGAGACATCTACCGACAAACTTTCTAGGAGTGTTAAAAAACTAGGAGTTAGTCTTGGTCTTGCTTTCGGAGTTCGTGGCATTGGTCAAGCAGTCAAAGCTTTTGCAGAAGATGATAAAGCGGCTAGAGCATTAGGACAAACTCTTAATAATTTAGGACTTGCTTTTAGTAGTAACTCAGCAACAGTCAATGGTTACATTTCACGCCTAGAACAACAGACAGGCGTTCTCGATGATGAACTTCGCCCTGCTATGGATCGCTTTTTGCGAGCCACAATGTCAGTTACTAAGTCTCAAGAATTGCTCAACCTTGCCTTAGACATTAGCGCGGGCACAGGTAAAAGCCTAACTCAAGTTTCACAAAGTCTCCAAAAAGGTTATCTAGGGCAGACTCAGGCTCTAGGTCGTTTAGGTGTAGGACTAAGTAAGGCAGAACTTACTAGCTCTAGTTTTGAAGAAATCCAACAAAAACTTTCTGTCCTTTTTGCTGGGCAGGCTTCAACCGCTGCTAACACTTACGCAGGCGAAATAGCCAAGTTACAAGTTGCAGTCAATAACGCTAAAGAAACTATTGGTCAAGGTTTTGTCGATGCCCTTAAGACTGCTTCTGGCTCAAATACTATTGATCCAGTAATTAGCGGTATCGGAAAGATTGCCACCGCTTTTGCAAATCTAACTCGTGAAACTGGCAAGTTTATTGACATTACCAAATCTTTGTTTGATGCAGAAAACTTTTTCTTTTACAACAAGCCTGTCGGTGGCTTCAAAGGTATGGGCAATATCTCAACCAGCGTATCTTCACAAGATACCCAAAGAGCCGATGCAATAGCCGCATCTAAGGCAGCAAATGCACAACTAAAGGCAACTCAGGCTTTAACTAAAACCACTAAAGAAAACCTTAAACTTTCTAAGGCTAAGGCTATCTTTGACCTACAAAAGATTCAGATTGAAGCAGCCCTCAAAGGTAAGATTTCAGAAGAAGATCGTATTCGTCTCAAGCTTATGCAGGCTATTGAAGATGAGAACATTAGCCAGATTGAAATCTATACAAAGTTGCTGGATACGGCTCAAAAGAACACAGAGAAGTTAGTTAGCACTTTACAAGGAATTAAGCCTCTTGATGACATCTTCAAGAACTGGAACTTCATGTCTGTAAAGGAGCAGTTAGCAAGCCTTGAGATTTACTTTAAGAACTTTGCTGGCTCTGCTGCATCTGCCTTCAACGCCTTGAGCCAAGCGCAACAGGCAAGTCTTGGTGGTTATAGACCATTCGTAGGTGCGACCAATGCATCTCTTGGCATTACTTCTAATGGCGGAGCAACTACATCAATGCCATCGACAGTAGGCTTGGGAACTAGTGGTACAGGCAATCAACTGCCAGCAGGCGTAACCATTAACAACACTATTAACACAGGCATCGGTGACCCTAATGCCATTGCAGAAGCTATTGATGATGTCCTTACACAAGCCTCAAGACGAGGCACATTGATAGGCAGACTACTTCCGCTATGACATGGTTACCAGAATGGCGTGTGACAGTAGGTGATGATGTTTATACAACTGTCACCTCTGTTTCCTATGCCACTGGTCGGCTAGACATTGACCGCCAATGCACAGCAGGTTACTGCCGAGTAGAAATCATCAATACAGATAACTCACCTTTTACCATCAATGTCACAGAGCCAGTAACCCTAGAACTAAAGAACTCCTCTGGCACTTACATAACTGTATTTAGTGGTGAGGTCTCAGACTTCTCCATTGGTGTTAGAAGTCCAGAGGAAACTGGCTACATCACTACAGGCACAATCTTGGGTATTGGCTCACTAGCTAAACTGACTAAAGCTATTTACAACACAGCCCTAGCAGAAGGATTAGACGGCGCACAGATTGCAGCCATTCTAGGTGCAGCTCTTAACCTTAACTGGAATGAAGTGACACCGACTGTTACATGGGCTACTTATCCAGCCACAACTACTTGGAATGAAGCCGAGTCCTATGTAGGCACTATTGACTCAGGTTTTTACACAATGATAAGCCAAGCGGCATCTGCTACGGCCAAAAGCCAGACCCTAGTAGATCAGATTGCTAATAGCGCACTAGGCCAGATTTATGAATCAACATCAGATGGCTTAGTCAATTATGACGATGCAGACCATCGCTCAGACTATCTTTCAGATAATGGCTACACCTACCTCGATGCAGCTTATGCAACTCCCAACAGTATTACTTCTCAGACACAGATTGCTAACATCCGCAATAGCCTTATCTATAAATACTCTACAGCCTATGGCTCAACCTACAGTGCCTCTGATAGCGACTCTATTGCCTCTTACGGCCTCTATGAGAAGTCTTTTGAGTCCAACATCAAGAACCTTGCTGACATCACTGATATTGCCACTAGAGAGCTTAATCTACGCAAGACGGCTAAAGCCTCATTGGGAGCGATTACCTTTAGATTAGATAACCCAGATATGCCATCTGCCATGCTTGGTAATCTGATTGGCATCTTCTTTGGCGAGCCTGTCCTCATTGAGAATCTGCCTTCTAACCTTTTGGGTGGCACATTTGAGGGCTTTGTGGAGAATGTAGCCCTACGCGCTACCCCTACTTTTGTGGATATAACCCTTTACATCACAGCTACAGAGTTCTCACTATCTACCACACAATGGGAGACAGTTTTGCCCAGCACAATTACATGGGCAACCACAAATGCTACACTTATCTGGAACAACGCGACAGGAGTACTATCTTAAATGGCAACAAGTCCGATTTATTCATGGCCAGAACCCGATAACACGGATCTGGTAAAAAATGGCGCGTTAGCAATTCGCACATTAGGTAACGCTATTGATACCACTATGGGAACAATGGTTGCTAAAACCATCATTGACGCTAAGGGTGATCTAATAGCTGGTACTGCTGCCGATACTGCACAACGCCTTGCTGTGGGAAACAACGGCGAAACGCTTGTAGCAGATAGTTCCGCCACAACAGGCTTACGCTATCAAGGCTCAATGGCTGCTGGTAAAAATGGACTTATCAATGGTGGCTTTGATATTTGGCAACGCGGCACATCTTTTACTGGGTTGCTAGGAAATGCCTATGGTGCAGACCGCTGGATGTTTAACAACACAACAGGTCGCACTTATTCACGCCAAACATCAGGTGTAGATGGTATTCAGTATTCTCTTAGAGCCGCTAGAGATTCGGGTCAAACTTGGACTACAACACCTTTAATAGTTTATTCAATGGAAAGTACTCAATCTATTCCTTATGCTGGCAAGACTGTAACTCTTAGTTACTATGCAAAAGCAGGTGCTAATTTTTCTGCTGCATCAAACGCATTAGCGTTAGATTGGAAATCTGGAACAGGTACAGACCAAAATGTTTACACTGCTGGATATACAGGTAGCGCA